AGTTCCGGTGGATTAGCAGATTTGGCTGACGATGTAAAACTGTTTGCAGATGTTGATTCCGCAGGACTTAAAGCAATTGGCGATGGCTTACAAGGTATTGCTAACTTTATTGATGCAATGGATGGAGCCAATTTAAAATCAGTTTCAAAATCAATAGTTGAACTTACAAAACAATTAGGAGCATACCAAAAAGAATACAATAAAATGGATGCAGATGCCAAAGCAAATCTAGTTAACAACTTTAGTGCTTTTGGTGAAGGCCAGAAGGGTGCAGGAGAGAAGCTAGATTCGTTAAATAGTAGTATGCAATCCATGTTAATGGAATTAAGAAAAATAACATCAGCATCAAGAACAACTGCTGATAGCTTAGGATAAGGATAATAAATGAGTTGGAAAAGATATTTTAACCCTGTAGAAGCAGACCAAGGCGGTACCGGTAACTATTCACCTTTGGGTGGCGCAGGTAACAGCGGAATGGGTCCGGCACAGGCGAATTACTCTTCCTACTTACCAGATGTATATGTTGGTAGTCCAAATCGTGTTGAGCGTTATGGACAGTATAACACAATGGATCTAGATTCAGAAGTTAATGCCGCATTAGACATCCTAGCAGAATTTACAACACAAAAAAATAAAACTAATCAATCACCTTTTATTATTGATTATAAGCAAGACGCAACTAATACAGAAGTACAAACACTAAAACTATACTTACAGCAATGGTGTAAAATACAAAATTTTGAAACAAAAATGTTTCGTATTATGCGTAACCTATTCAAATACGGTGATGCTTTCTTTGTAAGAGATCCAGAAACTAAAAAGTGGTTTCATGTTGATCCAGCAAACGTTTCACGTATCATTGTAAACGAAAGTGAAGGTAAATCACCTGAACAGTACGTTGTTAAGAATATGAACTTAAACTTTAGAGATATGGTTGCAACTACACCCCATGTAACAAACGGAAACGTTACAGGCGGAGGTAGTGGTTACTTAACTGGCGGAGCACGTGGACAAGTTGGTGCACCTGGTCAGTCACAAGCAGGCGGACGCTTTACAAAAGACTTACTAGAGATTGCCGTTGATGCTGAGAATATGGTACATTTAAGTTTAAGTGAAGGACTTGATGGAAACTTTCCATTTGGTAATTCATTACTTGAAAGTATTTTTAAAGTTTACAAACAAAAAGAATTACTTGAAGATGCAATTATAATATACAGAGTACAAAGAGCGCCTGAACGTAGAGTGTTTTATGTAGATGTAGGTAATATGCCATCACACTTGGCTATGCAATTTGTTGAACGTGTAAAAACAGACATTCACCAAAGACGTATTCCTAGTGCAACAGGTGGCGGACAAAATGTTGTTGATAGTGCATACAATCCATTATCAATTAACGAAGACTACTTCTTTCCACAGACTGCTGAAGGGCGTGGCTCTAAGGTTGAAACATTACCAGGTGGTACTAACCTAGGTGAGATTGATGACTTAAAATACTTTACTAACAAACTTGTTAGAGGTTTACGTATTCCAAGTTCATACTTACCGACCGGTCCAGACGAAGGTGCCGCACAGGTTAATGATGGTAGAGTAGGTACTGCATACATTCAAGAATTAAGATTCAACACATACTGTGAAAGACTACAATCGTTAGTACAAGAACAGTTTAGTCAAGAGTTTAAACGTTATTTGATAGAAAAAGGTATCAACATTGATACTGCTATGTTTGATTTACGTTTCCAACCACCACAAAACTTTGCAAGTTACAGACAAAGTGAAATTGATAATGCAAGAGTACCAACTTATACACAAATGAGTGCTATACCTTACATTAGTAATAGATTTGCACTTAAACGTTTCTTAGGAATGACTGAAGAAGAAATTGCAGACAATGAAAGAATGTGGCGTGAAGAGAATGACGAAAATATTACTCCACCACCAACTGATGCCGCAGGCGAGTTGAGAGGTGCAGGAGTTTCAAGTGCAGGGATTAGTGCAGACTTGGCAGGTGCAGGAGCAGGTGAAGACATAGATCCAGGTGCAGACGCAGTAGCACCGGTAGACGGTGGAGAAGCAACACCACCAGACACAGCAACAGGAGACACTGGTACAGGAGATGTGCCACCGGCATAAATACTAATATGATACTACGTGAACTATTTTATTTTGATAAAGAAACTTTAGAGCCTGTTGAAGATAAAGGCTACGATCCAAGTTTTGATGATTCAATCATTTCAAAAGACGATACTCGTAAGACTAGATTATCATTACGCCAAATTAACAAAATCCGTAAAGCATCTGAACTACATAAAGAAGAGCAAGAAAAAGAATTGCACTTTGTTAGACAAATGTATGGCTTGGCCGCAAACGCCGAACAAGCAGTATAGAACTTTACGAGGAATTAAATGTCCACAGCCTTTATAATAGGTAACGGAAAATCAAGATCACCTATTTCATTAGATAGCTTAAAAGAGCACGGTAAGATATATGCCTGTAATGCGGTGTATAGACACTTTACTCCTGACTACTTAATAGCTGTTGATAGCAAGATGATTACTGAAATCAACAGACATAAGTGGCAATGGAACAATGAAGTATGGACTAATCCTAATAAGCTATATGATTCCTTTCTTAAATTTAATTACTTTGTGGAACCTCAGGGTTGGAGTAGCGGACCAACAGCATTATGGTTATCTACNTATGGCGACAAAAAGAATCCACAATCACATCAACACGATACTATCTACATACTAGGCTTTGATTTCAAAGGTACTGACTCTGATAACGTAAAAGGAGAAGGTGGACGTATTAATAACCTGTATGCAGATACAGAAAATTACAAAAAATCTTCAGACCCTGCTACATACCACGGTAACTGGGCCAGACAAACTGGTATAGTGATTCAAAAAATCCTCAAAAGAGATATATAAGAGTAGTAACAGACAAAGAAGATTATTGTCCTAACAACCTACTGCAACTGACCAACTTTAATCAGGTTACAGTAGCTGAATTCAAGCAAAACTTTAAGATTTTGTAATCTTAATGTAAAACCGGCGTATTTTAGCCGATATCTACGTACTTTTCCCTATTAACCATAAATACAATTGACAGCCTTACCATATCTAAACAATAGGAGAGAAAAAATGGCAAATCAATCTAAATTTGAAGCGATGCTTGAAAAGTTAATCGCTGAAGACAAAGCGGGAGCTGAAGAACTGTTTCACGAAATAGTTGTTGAGAAATCACGCACAATTTACGAAGACTTACTTGAAACTGACACAGCTGAAGTAGAAGTTGATGAAACTGCTAAATCAGATGAAGAAGTAGATGAAGCTTCAAAAGACGAAGATAAAGAAGAAGACAAAGTTGACGAAGCTACTGACGAAGAAGTTGACGAAGCTACTGACGAAGACGAAGCTGTAGATGAAGCTAAGGACGAAGAAGTAGACGAAGCAAAAGACGAAGAAGTAGAAGAAAACTTTGTAGATCAAATTACACCAGAAGGCGAAGATGACATGGGTGGCGATGCCGCTGATGACATGATTGCTGATATCGAAGCTGATGGCGACGAAGAAGGTGGAGAAGATAAAGGTGACGACGAAGACATAGAAGACAGAGTTGTTGACCTTGAAGATGCTCTTGATGATCTTAAAGCTGAATTTGACACTATGATGGGTGACAAAGAAGGTGACGAAGACAAAGGCGAAGATGACATGGGAATGGACATGGACGCTGGAGACGACGAAGGTGATGAAGAGAAGGAAGACGAAGCAATGAATTTTGCTCCTGAATCCGAACTTGAGCAACCAAGTGCATTTGAAAGTGCTGATAAACCAGTACAATCAAGCACAGAGCTAATGAGAGAATATGTTACAAAAGTGTCAGCTAAAATGGGTGACAACGGCGATAACACTAAATCTCCAGTAGCTGGTAAAAACGACATGGGCGGAACTACTGCTAACATTGCCAAAGGTGGTGAAGGTAGTAACAAAGGTACTGCTGGCGGATTAGCTGGTAATACTACTAAAGAAGATAACATGGGGAACGTAAATGTTCCAGGTGGAAAAGCTTCTAAGTCAATGTCGAAAGACTCAAAAGGCCATGGTGCTGAGAAAAAAGGCGCAGGCGAACAAGCGGCTGATGATAAGAGTATCATTGGTAGCTAATAGTTAATTTAAGGAGAACTAGGTGTTAAACTTAAGAGAGAACCTGACATTCGACCAAGCTAAGATGGTCGTTGAGACTACTGAAAACGACAAGGGTGGAAAAGACCTTTTCTTAAAGGGAATTTGTATCCAAGGCGGTGTGAAAAACGCTAACCAGCGAGTTTACCCTGTTACTGAGATCAGTAGGGCTGTCAACACTCTTAACGATCAAATTACGGGAGGATATAGTGTTCTCGGAGAAGTTGATCACCCAGAAGGACTTAATATTAATTTAGACCGTGTAAGCCATATGATCACAGAAATGTGGATGGATGGACCAAACGGTTATGGGAAACTTAAAGTATTACCCACGCCGATGGGACAACTAGTACAAACAATGCTGGAAAGCGGAGTTAAGCTAGGTGTTTCATCACGTGGTTCCGGTAACGTCATGGAAGACGGTAGCGGTCAAGTAAGCGATTATGAGATTATAACAGTCGACGTAGTTGCTCAACCCAGTGCTCCAGGTGCCTACCCGACACCAATATACGAGCATTTATTAAATGCCCGTGGGGGGTACAAGGCAATGGAAATAGCACGAGAACTACAAGGCGACACAAAGGCGCAGAAGTATTTGAAGGAATCTTTGATGAATATCATCAAAGGCCTCCAGTAATAAGGAGAAAATAATGTTGGAAGCACTGAAATCACTTTTTGAAAACAATGCAATTTCTGAAGAAATCAGAGCAGACATCCAAGAAGCATGGGATACGCAAGTTAGTGAAAACAAACTTACTGTCACTGCTGAACTTCGAGAAGAGTTCGCTAAGAAATACGAACATGATAAGGCTACTATGGTTGAAGCAATTGATACTATGGTAACTGAAAAACTTAACGAAGAAATTTCTGAATTTGCTGAAGATAGAAAACAGTTAGCAGAAGCTAGAGCCAAGTATGCTGTAGCTATGCGTGAAAACGCAGGTCTGTTAAAAGGTTTTGTATTTGATCAGCTTAAGAAGGAAGTGGGTGAACTACATGAAGACCAAAAAGTAATGTCAACTAAATTTGGCAAACTTGAGGAATTTGTTGTAGAAGCTCTAGCTAAAGAAATCGCAGAGTTCCACGAAGACAAAAAAGACTTAGCTGAAACCAAGGTAAAACTTGTACGTGAAGCTAAGGCTCACTTAACAAAAGTACGTAAGTCATTTGTTGAGAAAAGTGCAAAGATCGTATCCGAAGGAGTTAGTAAAAAACTTTCGAGTGAAATTACTCAACTTAAAGAAGATATTGATTCAGCACGTAGAAATGATTTTGGTCGCAAGATTTTCGAAACTTTCGCAGGTGAATATGCAAATAGTTACTTGAATGAAAAATCAGAAACATCTAAGCTAATGAAAGTTGTTGCGTTGAAAGACAAAGCAATTGAAGAAGCAAAAGTTGAAGCTGATGAAGTTAAGAAAATAGTCGAGAGTAAAGACTCAGAGATTGCTAAAATCTCAGATGCGGCTAAACGTAAAGAAGTAATGCACGAATTAACTGGACCTTTGAGCAAGGATCAGCGTGAAATTATGGTAGACTTACTGGAAAATGTGGCTACAGACAAACTTAAAGGTTCGTTTGATAAGTACATTCCGGCGGTAATAGACGGTAAAACTCCAGCGAAGAAGAAGGCAAGACTCACAGAGTCAGAGGCAACAGCAATCACAGGCAATAAGAAATCTAACGTTAGTAGCGTAAGCGATGATGCTTCTACAAATAATATTGTAGACATTAGACGACTTGCGGGATTGAAATAAGGAGAAAACAATGTCACAACTACTAGAAAGTCGCTGGCAGGATACCAAAACTGCACTTTTAGAAGGCCTTAACGGCAATAAAAAGGCTGTAATGGCAAGTACTCTAGAAAACACACGCAAGTGGTTAAATGAGACTGCTACAGCTGGTTCTACAAGCGCCGGTAATGTTGCAACTCTAAATAGAGTTATTCTACCAGTAATCAGACGTGTCATGCCAACTGTTATCGCTAATGAATTAGTCGGTGTACAGCCAATGACAGGTCCAGTGGGTCAAATCCACACATTAAGAGTACGTTACGCTGATTCGTCAGATGGTAACGAAGTTGGTGAAGAAGCATTATCACCATTTAAGATCGCGGCGGCTTACTCAGGTAACGCCACTGATGCAACACCTAAAGGATCAGCAACAGCTAGTCTAGAAGGTAGTGCTGGAAAGAGAATGTCTATCCAGATCTTGAAACAAACTGTCGAAGCAAAAACTAGAAAGCTATCAGCTAGATGGACTTTTGAAGCGGCACAAGATGCTCAAGCACAGCAAGGTATTGATATTGAAGCAGAAATTATGGCGGCATTAGCCCAAGAAATTACTGCTGAGATTGATCAAGAAGTATTAGCTTCTTTGAGAAACCTAGCTGGTACGCAAAACCAACAAGCATACGACCAGAACGCTGTAAGCGGTACTGCAACATTCGTAGGTGATGAACACGCGGCTTTGGCTGTGATGATCAACCGTGTTGCAAACAATATCGCACAACGTACACGTCGTGGTGCTGGTAACTATGCTGTGGTTTCACCACACGCATTAACTATACTACAATCTGCTACAACTTCAGCGTTTGCAAGAACAACTGAAGGGACTTTTGAAGCACCAACTAACACTAAGATGGTTGGAACTTTGAATAGTGCTATGAAAGTGTATGTTGACTCATACGCACAAGACACTACAGCAGTACTAGTAGGTTACAAAGGATCATCTGAATCAGACGCACCAGCGTTCTATTGCCCATACATTCCATTAATGAGCAGTGGCGTTGTGTTGGATCCAGGTACTTTTGAGCCAGTAGTTAGCTTTATGACTAGATACGGATATGTTGAGTTAAACAACACAGCATCGTCTCTAGGTAATGCGGCAGACTACTTGGGTACAGTTACTATTGCGAACGTAACATTTAGCTAATATATAATATTAGTCTAAGTACTTAATGTACAGCAACTTTAGAAAGGCCCTCCGGGGCCTTTCTTTTTGACTAAATAATTGTACAACGTTCAGCCGATATAGGCCGGAAGTAAGCAACTATGCCGAAGGAACGCACTTAACTGTAAAAAGGAGAGTGTAATGAACAGATACGATTACCTACTTAAATCATACCGTGAGCAAAAAATGAGAGAACGCAAGGAGAAAATCCTTATGAGAACTCGTTCTGAAGTCAACGTGAATGGAAATGGTACATCTGGATATACTGTTACAACTGGACCAAGTAAAGGTAAAGTTTTAAAGCATATATCGATTAATCATGAAAATAACTAGATTTTGGTAAACCTTCTTATTGACTTTTCATAAGAAGTTTGCTATATTAGTAACATAAGCATTAGTAAACTAATTACTTACTAATTATAGTGCCAGGAAGAGGCTCCTACCAAAAGAGTCGAACTGGACAGTCCAGGGGTGGTACCCAGGCTTGGTAGTAGAAATACGCTGAGTCACATCGCACTAACCCGCGGGGATTGGTTGTACGGTTTAGAAATGGTATTTCGGTCCGTGCTTGTAGGTGTACCCAAGTCCTACCTATTTTGCTTATACTTTCTTTCCCCATTCCAAAAACTTTGATAAATACTTGTGTCTATAGAGCGAGTCGCCATACAGCGGCGGACTTATGCGGAATACCATCCGCGTAGACCTAGAACGTCAAAGGAGAAACAAAATGGGAAGACCAATTAATAAAAAACACATTGGTGATGGAGCAGGTAAAATCCAAGTAACTGCGGTTAAATTCGCGGCAGGTGGAGAAATTACTACTGAGTCACACATTGTGAATCAAAGATCAGGAAGTAAATTTACTGTTACAGACGGAACAAAAAGTGAAGTATGTACACTAGTGAATAAGTCAATCGGTGGATTAGGTGCAAGTGAATTTTGCATTAACGTAACTGATAGTGACGGTGTTACTAAACAGATTACAAAAATGTACAACAGAAAAATGCAACTTGAAGGAACATCTAGACACAAATGGGCTAGATCGGCTACAGGTACAAGTTCAGCAGTTGAAAAAGTTATTTCAGGTGCAACAGCGGCAGATCCATGTGTTATTACAGCAACTGGACACGGCTTCAGCAACGGAGATAAAGTATCTATCCGTGGCGTAGTTGGAATGGTTGAGCTTAACCTTGAAACTGCATATACAGTAGCAAACAAAGCAACTAACACTTTCGAATTAGCAGGTGTTGATAGTAGTGGCTTTACTGCATACGGTAGTGCTGGTTTAGCAACTAAAGCGGCGACTGAAAGTGGCGGCATTGTAGTTGACGCACAAGCATCGTAAGATAAGATATAAATGTTGTGGGGACAAGTTTCCCACAACAAT